TCTTACCTTCCTTATTTTCTGTTAGAGCATCTTCTGTGTTTTCAAAGAGTTCCTTAACTACAATGCTACACTCAATTAGCTTTTCTCTAACAACCTTCATTATGTTTTTTATATATAATATTTTATTAAATTGCAAGGATATGGCGAGGGAAAACATAAAGGGATTATGTGTGATCGTTGAATCAAAAACCCTCGCCATAAGAATCTTAGTTATGGAAATTCATCTGAAATAAAAACTTATAATCTTTTATTTTCAAATCAATTTCTTCCTTTGTAACACCAATTTTACCAGATTCAATACCTGATTTTAATAAAGCCATTGTGAACATATATTCATCTTTATTAAATGCTTTACTAGGTGCAGAAGAACTAGCCATATCTTTTTCAATAGCTGTTACTGCTTGATTAAAGTTTTCTGATTCAAAATCATCAACATTAAAGCTAGTATCTGGTTTAGCAGTTGGTAGTTCTTGTATCATTGGACTTTTATCTTCTTTGGTAAGAACGAATAAACTTCCATTCTTTTTTGACGCACCACAAGTTACGGAAACAGATTTTCCCTTAGCAATAGCTGGGTGCAAAATTGATGACCACAAAACTATTTCTTGTTCGCCTACTTTAAACTTGAAATTTGGAAACTTGTTAGCCATTCCATCTTTACCAAGTCTATTATCGTAAACGTATTTTATTACTCCTTGTACGTTCATTTTATTTCTCCTTATTGTTTAGGTAGCGATACATTTTTAAACAGGCAATCGCCACTTCTTCCTGTGCATCTCCGATTGGAAATTCCTTAATATTTAATTTTCCAGTTTTGGTACAATTAACTATGATGCCTTTTTTGACATCAATATTTAATTCTTCTTTTACACAAATCTTATAAAGATAAATTTGTACTAACATAGAATCTCTTATTCCTGATGATGACTTCCAATCATAAATAATATGCTCTCCTGATTTGTTTTTAAATATAGCATCAAGAGTACCAGTAAATTTATGAATACGACTAAGCACTTTACGTTCAGTAAATACAATCTCTAAACCTTCTTGCTTGTCATACCATTCTTTAAACTTACCAAATGATTTTTTAATCTCAGGGTTTATAATCTCAGGAGTAATTCCTTTATGAATATAATCTTCAATTAAGTTATGCACTTGCGTTCCGACAGAACCTGCGTCTGACATATTTTGATTTGGTGCTTTTTTAATTTGATCGGCAATCTTAATTAACTCTATTTCATCATAGCTAACACCTGCTCTAATTAACTTTTTAAATTCCTCAGAACATATCTTACTACTCCACATTCCGATCACGTTTGCTGGTGTGAGGATTTTGGTTATTTGTGTGGCACTAGGCAACTGCTCATCATTCCAAAAATACTGGTGAGCAACAACATCAAATAATAATGTTTCTTTGCCTTCGTATAGTTTTATTTCTTCCATTTAACCTTCCCTTTGTTTTTGTTAATGCTTATTCAGAATAAATATTCTGTTTAATTATTTTACTGTAGTCTGATTTGATTAAATTTGCATCAAATAATTTATCTACAGACAAACCAAATACTTTACCAACTTTGTATAATTGAACTGCACTTAGTTGATTAGTGCCTAGTTCAAATTTAGACACCTGTTGTGTTGCAGAACCAATAAACTCAGCAAGTTGTCGCTGACTCATAAATTTAATTTTTCCTGTTATAGGTTCTTCAACTTTAGTATTGTGTCGCAAGTACCTTAAATTACTTGCAAGAGTATTTACTATATTGTTTCTTGTTTCCATGTTTCCTTCCATTGTTTCATAAATTGTTTCCAATATAATGATTCTGTTTTTTCAACATCATATTGTGGATATAACTTATAGAATTCATCTAAAGTTAAATCGCTATGATCTAAAAGAGTGTAATAGTATTCAAAGTAAGTTTGAACAATATTAGGGTTCTTTTGAGATTCTAAAAATAGTCGTTCTATTTCTTGTTTTACAGTTATCATATTTCTCCTAGTTAATTACATTATGGTTGCGTCCAGCTAAACATTTTTTAATGTAATTCTTTTTAGTATCTTCTGCTTTACTTACAACACCTAAACTAGCTGGTCTCAAAATATTATCTATAATCCAAGCTTGTACTTCTGCACTTGTAGATAGATGTTGGTCAGCTAACATAGTGCAGTGCTGAATATCATCTGTGATTTCAACTGCTCTAGCTTCATTCCAAGTTCCTGCTCTCCCTTTGGAGTCAATTATGGGCTTGTATGTACTACAATTACTTATTGTTAAAATAAGTATTAAACCTAATAATGTTTTCATTTTTCCCTTTGTTTATTTTAGTTAAGTAATCTTCAGTTTGGATATTAGCAATATCAATTTTCTTTAATATTGGTTTTTGTTTCCAAGCTAAAGTTATGTATTCCAATAAAGTTTCGGTTCTACGATTCTTTACTAAAATTTCTAAAACTCTACTCGCTAGTTTGTGATCGTTGTTTTTCATTTGCCTTCTCCATTTGTTTTTTTTCTTTTTTTAACTCAGCTTCTTTAAGTGCCTGTTTAAGCTTCTCAGCAAATACTGACTCGCCTAACTTAACACTTAACTTATCGTTTTTTAAAAAGTTCATTTTTCCCTTTACCTTTTATAGCTAGTTTTAATGCGTTGTAAATTGCTTTTTCATAGCTGGATATTTTGCTTCCTGAAAATTCCTGCACAACAAAATACTTTTGCATAATTTCAGCACAACCATTCAGTATATCAATATCAACAGTTCTTTTCATAGTTAATTAATTGCTAAATGGATTAATATTATACTTGCACCAAGCAATATAGCTGTGATAACCAATCCTAATCCGTCTTTAGTTTCTCTAGTCATTTATTGTTCTCCCATATTAAATATGCCAAAAATACAGCAAAGCAGAAGTAAGCAAACCCTACATCATTTATTATTTCTAGCATTGTTTTGTCAGCATATTGTTAAGTTTACTTATTAGAGTAGTAATACGTTTCTTAGTATGCTCTCCTCTAACTTCATTATCCAATAAGATTCTTGATAGAACTGCTGTCATCAGTTTCATTTCATAGTAACTCATTGAACAAATTACACCTGTGTTTCTCATTTACTTTTCCTTTTCTTACCAAAGCAATCCCATTTCTTATGGTATGATTTGAGTAATTTTGCTAGTTGTTTTTTCATATTAATTCACTTTTGTTTTTAAGATATTCTCTTGCTTCTGTTGTATTGTTAAATGCCAACACTTGCCAAAAATATCCACCATTAGGATAACTTAAACTTTTTACAAATTTCATCAAAACAACTTGGTTGTGCTTTGATGGTTCGTATGGAGTTATTTCTCTAGGTTTAAAATATTCTTCAATCTTATATAATTTTTTGTTATATAAAATTTCATAAATATTTTTATCTTTTAGTTTTGTTACTTTTTCTTTCATATTTTCCTTTATCTTTAGTTGGTGTTAATTTTAGAAAAAAGTCGTTTAGCATTATCAACTGGATTATATAATTCATCAGTTATTTTTACCAATAATTCTTTAACACTATTAATTGGTTTATATATTGCACCAACACTATTAATTTGTCTTTCCTCACTAACAGGTACTGTCCAATAATAAGATTCTGCATTATGGTCATGAATAAAATCTCCATAAAACAAAATATTTTTTTTAACCAAAGAACCAAAAACTCCTTTTAATGTTTCCATTGACCAATCAAGTTCTTTTAAATCCATAAATTTTTCTGAACAAATATGTCCATCAGAACCATCAGTATTAGCTAAAAGATATTCTGTAAGCTTAGTTTCTTTATCAGTTAATTTAATCATATTTTCCCTTTATGTTTATTAATATAAAAATAATATAATGATTTGTTTTCTTGTTGCAACTTTAAATATCAAAATACCTGTGGATAATATAAAATTAATATGATTTAAAAACAATGGGTTATTAGGTTAATATGTTGCCATTTTGTTCTATATTTGATACTAGGGATTGTGGTATATTTTGGTGCCTTCCCCAAAGTATGCCACGTTATATAACTAGGAGTTAAAATGCCTTTAAAATATGGTAAGAAAAACATAGGCAAAAATATATCTATGTTAATAAAAGAGGGTCGTGGCAGGAAACAATCAATAGCAATAGCATTATCTCAATCTAGGAAACGCAAACGTAAGTAATGCAAATCCCGAAGGCAAACATAATTTATTCTGTTAAGCATCAGAAGTTCGTAGCTTTATTCCCTTGCGTAGTTTGTGGCAACGATACCCAAGTTCAATGCTGTCATATTCGTTCTATTCCTAAAGTAGGTAATGTAGGCAAAGGCATAAGAGATGATAGATTTTGTATTCCAATGTGCTTTACTTGTCATACTCAACAACATCTTATAGGTGAATTAGAGTTCTTTGAAAAATATAATATAAATCCTATATTGATTTCTATGAAGTTAGCTAGTATATCTCCTTGCATTAAAATTAACCAAGCGAAACAAGAAGGAAGCTATAATGGAAAACTTAACTATCAAGAGCATATCCGAAACAACAAAAAAAGTTCTTTGCAATCATAAACTTTATAAAGACATAAACTTCTTTGAAGTTCCACATAACAAAGTTTGTCTAGCAGTAATTAGATCAATTACAGAATTATCTTATAATGAAATAGGTAAAGCTTATAATAAATCTTGGTTTACAATTTACGCAAGTGTTAAAGATTGCCAGAAGAATGGTTTAAAATCTTTTACAAATAAAATTATAGATTTGGTAAAGGCAGAAGTTAAATGACTGAAGGTTGGATAGCACTACACAGGAAGATTTATAACTCTATTGATTTTAACAATCAGTTAGAGGTAGCTGTGTTTTTATATTTGGTTTCTATGGCTTCATATCAACCAACTAAAGTTGTTTATAGAAAAAAGACTATCTTTTTAAAAAGAGGTGAAGTTTCAATAGCTTATAGAGATTTAGCTAAAAAATTTGGTATTTCATTTGATAGAGTAAGAACTATAATTAAAAATTTAGTAGCAACTGGCAACATCAATCAAACTTTGCACAAACGATTAAGTGTATTTAGCATTGTAAAATATAACAAATATCAAGATTTGCCGACACCTACCAATCAAACTATCCCACACAGAACAACAACTAATACTACTAATACTACTAGTATAGTAAAAAATATGTTAAGTCTTAGCAGTATGACTGATAAACCTAAGAAAATTACCATACCTTTGTTGCAAGACTTAAAAACCAAGATCATTGAGAAACCCAAAGTGAAAAACGAATGGGAGATTGCTAAAGAACGACTTGACGCACAAGACTATGAAAAATGGGTTCTGCACAAACTAAACTCTTGATAATAAAGAACTAATCTTTATAATACACACACTAATTAGGTAAAAGCATGGGTGGTGAAAGCCCACCCTTTAAAAATTATATATTTACATAATCCTAAAATAACTTTACTGATTCGGAATTAACTAAACGGAGAATGTAGTTATGGACAAGACCCTAGAACAAATCCTAAAGCTTTTGGATAAAGCTGATGATCTTAATGCTAAGATCAGGGACAAAGTAGAAGCTTCGCTTGATGAATACGAGAATGAATCAGATGATGAGTTTGACGACTCAGATGACGAGGAGTTTGAAGATTCAGACGAAGATTCTGACGAGGAATAAATCTAATTAGATAAGCTGTAAAGCTGGAAGGTTATCAAACCTTAAAAATCAATGTATACTAAAATACTAAGCATCAAGCTTTGGGACTATACAGTCATTTTGTTATTTTTAATGATGGTGTTTTTAATTGGAACATTTTTTCCAAACGATCACACTAAAGACAAAATACGACAAAGCACTATTGATGAAATTAGGAAAATAGGTTTCTTTGAACCTAAAGTAGATAACACTTCATCAGATAAGTTTATAGCCAGTATGCAGAAATGTATTGCTTACATAAACTTGGACTTACACAAAGATCAACATATACCAACATCATTAATTATTGCACAAAGTATAGTTGAAAGTAACTTCGGTACTTCAAGATTTGCTAAGGAAGGCAATAATCTATTTGGTGTTAGAGCATGGTCTAAGGAAGGTATGTTGCCATTATTACAAGACCCATCAATTAACTGGAGAGTTAAAACTTATAAATCTAAATGCCAATCAGTAAGACATTACATAAGCACTTTAAACAATAATCATCATTACCAAGAGTTTAGGCAACTGCGAACTAAAACAAAAGACCCTATTAAATTAGCTGATACATTAGACAATTTTAGCACTAGCAAAGAATACACAAATCATGTTAAGCAGGTATTAATCAAATACAAAGGCAAGATATAATGGCTAACGAGACTACATCAACATCACTTAACAAACTTTATACAAACAAAGTTAAGACCAAAGGAACTTATAGAGTTTATAAACCTAAACCATTAAAGATGCCGAGAAAAAAGAAATGAAAAAACCTATTTATTTAACTAAAAGACCATCAAGACTTGGCAAACCAAAACCATTTAACACAAAAACAAAAGCTTATAAAACTGCAAGACGTTCAGCAGGTCAAAAGTTTGGCAAAAAAAACAGCTTTGTTAAAAACCTTTACATAGCCAAGAAGCTTAAAAGAAAATGAGTTTACCTAACGAGATAGTCTTTGGAAGCAGACTGATTAAATTAGATTACATAGACCACGAGGTAGCATCTAAGAAAAAAATATTCGGTGAATTTGACTGCGACAACAACACACTAACCATAGATAAATCATTAGATAATATTCAGATGACTAACACATTACTCCATGAACTTTTACACATGATACATGACGAATATAAACTAGATTTACCACTAAAAGCTGAAGAAGTAGTATGTAATAGTCTAGCTAATGGAATATGTCATGTACTATACCAAAACCAGAATTTACTAGAGTTCCTTTACAAATCGTTAAAAAAAGCTTAATAGAACATTTAACGAACATAGTCGGTTAATATGGGTAAAGAGATACTAGTAATAGATGATAATAAACCAGTACGTAAGAAGCCGTTTGCGTTTACACCACAAGTTTTAGATCAAATAGAAAAACTATCTTCTTTAATGTGTACCCTTACAGAAATTGGCGATATTATTGGTTGTTCACACGACACCATTCAAAGAAATCAAGAAGCTAAAGAAGCAGTTAAACGTGGGGTTGCTAACGCAAAGCATACTATTAGAAAAACACAATTTGATATTGCTACTAAACTTAATTCTAGCATAATGGCTATGTGGCTTGGCAAAGTATATCTTGGACAAACAGATAAAATTCAAAATAATGATGACAATGCACCACTACCTATTTATGATATTATTGAACATGAAGAACCTAAAGAAGTTATTGAATTAAAGGAACTTAAAAATGAGTAAATGCTTATTTTGTAAGAGACCAATGGTTAATAAGCTTGAACAACATATTAAAGCTTGTCATAAGTGTATAGTTGATTTGCTTATGAAGAAGCATAACTTAAAAGTTAAGAAACAAGCACCAGTAAAATTTAGTTTAAAAAAGTATGAGTAAATTTAGTCTTAGAAAATCTGACAAGAATGTAAGAGGTGGATTATCTGCTTCTGGTAGAGCAAGATACAATCGTGCTACTGGAAGCAATCTAAGACCACCAGTTAAATCAAGACCAGATACTTTGACTGAGTATAGACGCAAAGGTTCATTCTTAGTTAGAATGGGAAGTAGTCAGGGTAGATTGTTTGATACTAAGGGTCGTAAGACTAGACTTAAGCTGTCATTAGAAGCTTGGGGTTATAGAGGTAAAAGCAAATCTGAAGCAGTAGCTTTAGGTAGAAGATATTTAAAAACTTATCAAAATAGAAAGAAATAGGAAGTGGAACAAATGTGTGGTCGTAAGAAACCTAAGATGCTAGATAAAAGTTTGCGAGGAACAAACGATCTTGAAGTAGTCATTTATAATCTTAAAAAAGAAATAGACAGATTAAACGAGGAAGTACAAGCTAAAG